CTACGTAGCACATTGCCATACCTGCGGCACCGAACACGAGTACGTCCGCAGTATCGCGAACCGTAACGAGACGCCCGAATGCTGTGGAATGCCGACAGTGAAGGGACTTACTGCACCAGCTATCAGTGCGATGACCTTCACCGGTCACAAGGGTTTCCACATGCCTGATGGGAAGCACGGCGGCAAAGGAACCTGGATCGAGTCAGGACAAGACTACAAGCGATACCTACGCGAGAACAACAAGATTCCTAGTAGCGAAGCAGCAGCAGAGGCCCGCATTCAAAAAAAGAACGTCGAAGCCGCTGACAACAAGAAGCGTCGTGAAGCCGTCATCAAGGCGGTTCAGCAGCACAGTAAATAGACCAAACAACCACAAGAGGTAGACACCATGGATGACTCCATCAACAACAGCCCAGAGCTGGAAAACGGAACCACTTCCAACGTCGCCGAAGTCGCAGAACAAGCCGTACCTGCGACAGAAGCCGTTGAATCAGCCGAGCCGAAATCGCTACGAGACGTAGTGCTCAAGGCATTTGAGAAGACCACAAAGGAGCCTGTAGCCGTACCCGAAGCGGGTCCAATGTCGGTCGAACCGACAAAGGAAATCGATCCAATCACGGGGCGTGAACTTGAACCTATACGTGCCCCGTCGAGCATGACGCCGCTCCTGCGCGAGAAGTGGGGCGAAGTCCCGCGCGACATGCAGAAGTATTGGACCGATCGCGAACGCAACATCCAGATTAGACTGCAGGAGACAGCAGACGAACGCAAGCTGGCCAAGCAATTTAGCGAAGTGGTCGCTCCATACGAAGCCATCTTCCGACAGCACAACACGAACGCGGTCGCGCATGCGAAGGAACTGTTCAATCTAGACTATCAGCTTCGCTCAGGTTCGCCAGCGCAGAAGGCGCAGATCATCCACGGCATGATCATGCATTTCCAACCTGACGTACAAACGTTGGCGCAGCTAGCAGCCGGTCGACCAATACATCAAGCGCAGACCCAGCAGGCCCCCGATGTGCAAGAACTAGTGAAGAAGGAACTTGAAGCGCGCGAAGCGCAGCAGCAAGAAGCAGAGATCAACCGACAGCTCCAAGCTTTTGCAGCTGACCCCATGAACGAGTTTTTAGATGACCTGCGTCCAACGATGCAGAAAGCTATTGAAGCTGGTTTTGTGACGGGTAACAACATCTCCGAACTGTTCCGTAACGCGTATGACTTCGCAGCAAAGCAGCACCCCGAGGTATCGCAAATTCTTGCGAATCGAGCAGCCGCAACACCCGTTCAGGCAGGCACACCGACCGCTAAGCCGATCCAAAGTGTCAAGCCTTCACTTGCTAGCGGAGGACGCGGCGGTCAAGCGCAACCACGTCCTAAGTCACTTCGTGAAGCGGCCGAGATGGCCTGGAACAAGCACACAAATAACCAGTAAGGAAGAGAAACGAAAGCGGTCGATAACCGCTTTCATTTTACGGGTTACAAGTCAAATGCTCAGTTGTCTTGTGCTCAGCTACGTCCTTGCCGTCGTGTTAGGCCAGCAAGGCTCGCCAACGAAATGACTATCAAGGAAAGCGTTCCCGGCTCGGGTACGTCGGCTGTGGGAACAAATGAATGACTGTAATCGGTTCCGGACCCTGATGTGATAGTGTAATTGGCAATGTTCACACCGTTGGTTGTAACCGATTTTATGCCATCCCAATAAGTAGAGTGTGAGCTATCGGCAACAAAATTTCCGAACAATCCTTCTCCTTCACCGTAGGGATACCCGGAATGATATCCCCCTACGTTTGTTCCCATCCAATAGCCGAGCGGAGAGCCCCAGATGAACTCTTGGGTTAGCGTAAAGTATTTTCCGGCGATCTCCGTGTCGCCAGTGCCGGTCGCATCGTTGAACCACATCCGGCTTGTAGATCGTGACCATGTGGGGTCGTCGTCAACTATTTCCTGCCGCGACAAGATTAGTCGGCTACTTCCGATAATTATGTCCAAGCTGTAACTGGCGCTAGTGCCCCCCGGCCAGTAAGGGGAGAAGTCTCCCGCAGAAAGTATGCTATCGCTATAAAAGCTTAAGGTGAGAAATCCTCGCTGACCAGTGAGCGCGTCGTTATTCAACGTGATGGTATCTGTGATAACGGCCTCAGCGAACGCACTTGTGGCAGCCTTCCCATTTGCAGCACCGGATGCATACACCTTCATTGTGCCGTAGCTTGCGCTGGCTTCGGCGTAGAAAGAATCAGTGGCACCTATGTAGCTCACAGATGAGTGGTATCTGTCCCCGGTCTGTGGATAGTCGTCTCGCGCGGAGGCACTGCTTGAGCCGCCAGATGTAAAGGTCATGACGCCTGCCTGGGCCGTACAAGAAATCACTACGATTAAAGGAACTGCTAAGAGCATCTTAAGTTTCATTATTTCTCCCTAGTTTACGGACCTGCAACGTCCGATGCAATTTCTATGCCAATGCGTAAACTACTGATCTTTAACGGTACTAATTTTCATAGCGACTTTGCTGTAAATAACATCGACATCTTTTAACTCAACGGCATAGCTATAAAGCATAGGTAACTGACTGATGAATGTGGGCAACCCTCTAGTGTGCGTCTAAGCACGATCGTACGAGGCAAGCAACTTTAAATCTTCGTTTTACTAAATAGGAAACACAACCACGACAGGAGAACAGTACAAATGATCGTTTCGCTTTTTTCGCTGATCGTGGCGCGCGGCGCCGAAGTGCCAGTTGTTGATCCAAGATTGACATCACACATCGAGTACGCTGCGCGTGTCGATACACCAGACCAAGGACCAGCGACGCAAGCTGATACAACGGCCGATACGAGTGCACTGGACGCGCAACCAGCCAGCACGACTACCAGCAGTTCGACAGATGCGGTGGCACCCAGCGGGGAAGAGTAAAGACCTCGATTAGAAACGGTCGCTAGCCAATAAGGATAATAAAAAATGGCCTTCCCAAACCTTAGTGACCTCGCGGCAACCACTATCGAGTACCGCTCGAAAGACATCGCCGACAACGTAACTCAACACAACGCCGCACTGCTCGCGATGAAGAAGTCCGGCGGTGTGTCCACCTTCGACGGTGGTACCTACATCAACGAGAACCTCTCCTTTGCTGAGAACGGCAACGGCGGTTCGTACAGCGGCTACGACACGCTGCCAACGGCAACATCCGACGTAATCACTGCGGCGCAGTACTCATTCGCACAGTACGCGGTCCCGGTGACCTTCTCGGGCCGTGAGACCCTGATCAACAGCGGCAAAGAAGCGCTGATTGACTTGGTCGAAGCTCGCGTCAAGGTCGCAGAGTCGACGATGAGCAACCTGCTGAACCGTCACTTCTACCTGGACGGTACAGGTAACAGCGGAAAGAACATCACCGGCCTGGCTGCGGCGATCCCGCTGGCCAACGCTACCGGCACATACGGCGGCATCAACCGTGCTACCTACAGCATGTGGCGTAACCAGAAATTCCAGGCGTCGATTGATGGCGCAGGTGTCGCAGCTACCGGCACCGCACTGATCTCGCAATGGAACCAGTTCATTCTGCAGATGACGCGTGGTACTGATCGTCCGAAGATCATCTTGGCTTCGCCAGCCGTGTACGCGCTGTACGAGTCCGGTCTCCAGAACATGCAGCGTATCTCGGACGCTAGCTTGGGTAACGCAGGTTTCCAGACCTTGCAGTTCCAAGGCATTCCAGTTGTGTTTGATGCTGCTGCTTCGGGTATCGGTGCACAAACTGCTTACTTCCTGAACACCGACTTCATGAAATGGCGCTCGCATAAAGACCGCAACATGGTTGCGTTGGACGATAAGTCCGCTGTGAACCAAGACAGCACTGTGAAGACGTTGGTATGGGCAGGCAACCTGACCATGTGCGGCCCACAGTACTGCGGTATCTACAGCAACACCTGATCCTCAACTTGATCTAGACAAAGGCTCCTTCGGGAGCCTTTTTCGTTGGCATGTAAATAGGCGAGCAGGGCAATAGTGCCGCTGCAATTTGCCGCCAGTTCGGTGAGCCGCGATGACAAGCGCAACTCGCACCGATCACGGCAGGAGACATCAATGACCAACAACACACACAGCGAAATCGACTTGAACGTCGCCATCGCAACGCAAGGCATCGTCAACCGTTTTGAACACGACGAACAACGCGGCATTCGTGATCCGCGCACGGGACGCTTTGTACAACATGCGGACTACGGCGAAGACACGAAGCTTAACGTCCAGTTCAGCACGGAGCCCGTCTTCTCAAAGAAAGAGACGTACCTTGCTGGCGGCGTAGCCAAGTACGTTGACATGGACTTCATCACGATCACGGTTCCAGGCAATCGTGATCTCGTCATTCACACGCCGGTCACGGACTTCTATCAATGGCGCTTTCCTCACGAGTACGAAGCCTTCAAGCGCGGCAAGGAAGCGTCGATTGTCGGCACGCCGCTTGATCTCTGGCCCGCGATGCAACCGTCACAAATCGCGGAGCTAAAACATCAAGGCATCCGTACTGTCGAACAGCTCGCGTCGCTATCGGATAGTGCGAGCGGCGTACTTCGCGGTTTTTACGCACTCAAGCACAAGGCCCAACAGTTCCTTGATGACGCCAAGGACAAGAACGCCGCAGCGGTTGTTCGCGCCCAGATGGAAGAACAGGAAGCCCGTCACAAAGCCGAGCTGAAAGCGGTAGAAGATCGCGTTGCCGCGATGCTCGCGGAAGTGGTGGCAACGAAAGATGCGAAGAAGGGCAAGGCTGAATAAATAGGAGCGGACCTAAGGAGACGGCACAACACTAATGGCACAGAAAACACTTCTTCAGATCGCGCAAGCGGTCACAGCTGAACTCGGCTTTCCAACGCCACAAATCGTTGTGTCGTCTGCTGATACGAACGTTCTCAAGCTGCTCGCGTTGATCCGCGCAACTTGCGACGACCTGCTTCATGAACACGACTGGCAAGAACTTCAAAGGCGCTACACGTTCGCGACGACAAACGGCGTCGACAACTATGCGCTGCCATCTGACGAAGAACGCTTCATAAGCGCATCGTTCTACGACCAGAACAATCGCTGGCCTATGCTTGGCCCATTGACCGCCGTGGAGTGGGAGCAGATTAAGGTCAGCAACCTGAGTGCTAGTCCGTTTGAACGTTACCGCGTCATGGGTGACAAGCTGTACTTGTCACCAACTCCAGGCGCGAACACAAGCACATTCGTCTACGAATACATCAGTAACGCGTACTGCACGAGTAGCGCAGGCGTTCCACAGACCGATCTCCAACAAGACAGCGACATTATCGTCTTCGACCACCGTGCGGTCGTCTACGGCGTAAAAGCCAAGTGGCTCGCTTCCGTAAACATGGACACGACCAAGGCTGATGAAGATTACGCTCGCGCGCTTGAATACGCGAAGAGTACAAACGAGCCAGCACGGCGTCTGAACATCACGGGTGCGGGATCAGGTGTTCCGTTGCTGTCTACATTGAACATTCCTGACACGGGATTCGGAGGTACCTACTGATGGCAGGCACATACAGGCCACAGCAGCGATCAGCACAGACGGCACCAATGCCGGCGCCGTATCAGGGGCTGAATACTCTCGATCCATTGCAGGCGATGGAGTCAAGTTACGGTCTAAGCATCCAGAACTTTATCGCGACGAATCAGGGTTTAGCAGTCCGTCAGGGCTACCGCAAATGGGCCACCGGCCTGCCGGGATCGGTCACAAGCTTGATCCCATACCATGCTCGTAACAGCACGCAAAGCAAGCTGTTCGCGGTCTCGAATGGCGGTATCTACGACGTGACGAACGGCGGGGTTGTCGGTGCTGCCGTCGTGTCTGGGCTCAGCACAGTGAATGGCTATTGGCAGAGCGTCGTGCAGTCTTACACGAACGCGACTACGGCCACGTTAGTAGCCGTCAACGGCTTCGACGCGCCACGCTTTTACGACGGCACCTCGTGGGGCACGTGCACGCAAGTCGCGAGCCCCGCAGGTGTGGGACAGTTCGCACAGGTCGACAATAACGGCAACCCGGTCAACATCAACGGTTTCGTCGACGTGCTGCTGCATCAACAGCGCTTGTGGTTCGTCGCAACTAACTCGACCGTAGCCTACTACTGTGACGCTCCACAGGTTGGCGGCAAACTTTACGCATTCGACTTCGGCCCGTTGTTCCCGACAGGCGGGAAGCTGTTCAAGCTCGCGACCTGGACGATGGATAGCGGCGGTTCAAGCGGGACCCAAGCTATGCTCGTCGCGATGTCCGACAAGGGCGATGTGGCCGTGTTCCAAGGCACGAACCCTGGCAGCGCATCATCGTGGTCGATGAGCGGGCAGTACAAGATTGGTTCACCCGTTGGTCGTCGCTGCACGACGCAGTACGAAGGGGACTTGCTAGTCTTGACTCAAGACGGTCTGTATCCGATGAGCCGTTACATGCAAAGCGCTCGCGTCGAAAACACGTCTGCGTTCACGTACAAGATCGCACCGACAATCAGTAATCTGGTTGCATCGCTGGCGAACACACCGGGCTTTGAAGCGTCCGTGTACCCGGGCGCGAACGTGATGCTCCTGAACGTTCCGCAAAGCCAGCAAGCCAACAATTTTCAGTTCTGCTTCGACACGATCACGAAGGGATGGACGCAGTTTACGGGCTGGCCCGCGCAGTGCTTTGGCCTTTTCAACGACGCGTTCTACTTCGGTGGCACGGACTTTGTAGCACTTGCTTTCATCGGCTATCAAGACGGCGCGGACATCTACGGGAAAGGCGGCAACAACGTCGTTGCAACTGCCATGACTGCGTTCTCCGCGTTCAACGAGGTGTTCGGCCCAGGCGTCGTTAAACACGTGAAGATGATTCAGCCGTTCATCGTCACTGGTAGTGCGAATCCAAGCATACAAGTCGGGGTGAACACTGACTTCAATCTGACGCCGATTGTCGGCAGCGCGACTGTAAATCCGGCGAGCGGGGCTGTCTGGGATAGCGCAAAGTGGGATGACCCGAACGCTACATGGGTCGGGAATTTAACGACCTGCAACCGATGGACAGGTGCGGCTTCGTATCCGGGGGCCTACATCGCGATCACGCTATCGGTCAGCGCAACGACCGACACTCTGTGGAGTGCAACGAACCTGATGATGACGCCGGGAGGTCCGTTCGCATGAGCACGCGAAAAATCGTTACAGATCAGCAGTACGCGCCTGTGTTCTTGAAATGGATGCGCGAACGGATTGGCGGTGACGTTGGAGACTTCGATGCTGCCGACTGTCGCACGATCGCACATGTACTTGTTCACGACCACAAACCTCCAGAGATTCTGGCCGTTGTAGCGATCAATCGATGGAGCCCGTTCACATGCGAAGGGAACGTTGCAAGCGACGGAACCAAGCGCTGGTTCAGCCGTGACTTCGCTTTCACGATCTACGACTTCGTGTTCCGACATGCAGGTAAGACGCGCTTCAACTTCACGGTCTCGGCGGACAACAAGGAAGCCATCGCTTTACACGAGGGTTTGGGGCACGAATACGTCGCCCGCTTTGCTGACGCATTTGGCGAAGACAAGGATGCACTGGTCTATGGGCTGACCCGCAGGCAGTGGCACGCCGGTAAGTGGGCAAAGCCCTCACAACATAAGTAACTGAACCCAACTCGTACAACGAGAGAAAGGAGCGTTATCGCTCACGAAGCAAATAAAACATTTATCGAGGAAGGACGCGCAGATGTCCAAAGGATCAGCACCACCAGCACCGGATTACGCGGCTGCCGCGCAGGCCACAGCACAAGGCAACCTGCAAAACCTAAACGCTCAAACGGCCGCAAACAGGCCAAACCAATACACGCCTTGGGGTACGTCTACTTGGACGTCAACGCCTAACGGTGACGGAACTAGTTCATGGACGAACAACATCACGTTGTCGCCCGCCGAACAAGCCGCCCTGACTTCACAGCAGCAAATACAGCAGAACCAGTCGTCGCTTGCCCAAACGATGCAGGGACAGGTTGCGAGCCAGATGCAAAACGGCTTTCAGGCTCCGTCAATGGAGTCATACACGAACGGCGTCCCGTCGGTGAAAACGAACTTCGCCGCATTCGATCCAACGGGCGTTGGCAGTGTCGATCAATCACACATTGACCCTAGCAAGTACACGGGCGCTTACCACGGCGTCAATCAGAACTTTAATTCGACGGCGCAGCAAAACACGACATTCGGCGGTGGTCCGTCGCAGCATACGTTCGGCACGACTACGCCGGGACTGAACACGACATTTAACAGCAACACGCCGTCTTTGA